CTTCGGCTATCGCATCAATCTCCGCCAGCGGGTCTGTGTACTCGGCCATCAGGTCCGACTTCCGCGCCAGTAGCGAAGAGATTCTCGCCACCCCAGCATCGTCCACCGTTAAGTACTTTTCTTTTTCTGGGTCGCAATAAATCTTCCGCCGATCTTCATTGTTAAACTCCTCAGTAATGTGCGTGTGCCACTCGGTGTACAGATCGATCCTTGGGACACTGCCTTTGATGGGCTTTGGTAGTAGGCGGGCAGGGAGCATGTCGTGCAACCAGTTTGGGTTGCGGTACAGTCTCTCAATGCTCGTCTGTGGCTTGCTGGTGTCCGACTCCGCCAGATAGCAAACGAAATCCAGCCACTCAAGGTCGCATACCTCCATCACCATGTTGCACTGCTGCAAATACATCTGTTTCTTTTTGTCAAAAACCGAGTAACATTTTTTGGTGTACTTTGGGTAAGGGCATTTGATTTCGATTCCGCCGTCTAGCCCGATCAGACCGTCCGGACTAGCGCCCAAAAAATCGTATGTGGAGTGAACGACAAAATCGGTCTCATCCACGGCCACGCTAAACTGCTGCTCGTACCACGCCTGAGCAACCGACTCCATTCTGCTGCCATGTTCGACTGCGGGAACCATGACAAACTCGCTAGGCGCTCCAGCCAGCTCCCTAACCATTCGTCTAGTCAGGTCCGCCGGAGTTGTATATGCATTAACGCCTTCTAATACACCAACCGCCGTGCCGCCAAGCTTGCCTACTCGCTGAGCCAGCCACTCAGCACTACCTTGAGCAACAGCGCTCATTGCTCCCACCCGTTCGCTTGGCAAAGATCAATCCACATCTGTTCGACTTTCTCCGGCGATCTCTTGCGGTTTTTCAGCGCACTCAGTAGCTTTTTTCGACCCGCCAGAGCTGCGGCTCTGGTTTTTGTCTTCTGCACATACTTAACAAAGTATTCCTCTTCGGAAATGATATTTTTTTTCTCTGCGGCTTCTGGAACCGCAGTTGGCTCTTCTGGCTGCTGCTTGCTTTTAACCCGTTCACGGGGGATAAAGGCTTCAGGCGTTGCCCAGAGAGAAAACCCTAACCCAAACTCTGCCGCACATTTCACGCGACACCGCTGCTTAGCGTTGGCAATATGCCTGCTGTCAGGATTAGCTTCAGGGGTGAGGCCGTCAACAACCGGCAGGGATGTGATGATGGTGTGTTCGCCGATGCTCATGGTGCATCTGACTTCACATGATCCACCCTCGTAGTAGTGGGCTTCTCGCTTATGGTGGTCTTCGCTAAAGCTCCACTCGTATTCTGGAAAGTGGGCCATCATCAAGACATGCATCTTGGTCCACGGTAGATAGGGTACTGGTCCTGCTGATGTGCCAACTACTGGTTCTCGAAACTTGATATAAGGTTCCACGTTGATCTCTGAAAGAGTGTCCCAGATTACTTTCTTATTAGCAGCCATTGATTTTCCTCGATAATTGTCCTTGAGATGAACAATATCACAACTTGGCGCAAGGTCAAATCAATATGTGCATTTACTAATCTGCAACATGGTTATGTGCCTGAAAACGCGACACGCCGTGCTTATCCGTCAAAACCAAAGCAAAAAAAAGCGAGGCAGGCCTCGCGTGTCGTTGTTTTTAAGATATGAAGTCTGTTTTAAGGCTGGTCCTTAGATTCGTCAAGAAGACTAGACAGCTGTTCCAGTCGATCAATCCCTCTCTCGGTGTCGTTGTACACATCCGCGAGCAAAACAAGTCTTTGCCGTTCTGTCAGCGCTGTGCCTAGCCGGTTAATGGACGATTCTAGCTTGCCACTTGCGATGATCAGTCGTGATGCGTCTAATCCTGCGCGAGGTCTTCCGAAGCCGCTGACCCAGTAATGCGGGTCAACATCATAGGCGTCACAAAACTTAAAAAGCACTACTGGATCGCGAGGTAAAGAGCCTCTTATCCATGCACTAACTGTTGCGGGAGTTAGACCTATAGAATCTGCAATCGCTGATGCGGCACCGTGTCTAGGCATTCGGTGTCGGGATAGAAAGCCTTGGAATCGAGCTGCTCGGTCCGATTTCTCTTTATCGCTGGTGCCTTCCATAGTGTCTTCAGTCAGTCCTTTGAGGTCTAAGGGCTTAGTCCTCGTCATTTTTTACGCTCCGCAGGTTAGTTCAAACGAGGGGAAAACCCTACATCTGTATGACAATTAACACGACAATGTTCTTTTTTTGCAATTTTGTCAAACTTAATTATGGTTTTGTAATTTGTGGTATCAATTTAATCACGCAATCAAAAGTTACATCTTTGTTTGCCTTTTTAATCCAATCTTATTAACAATTGTTTTGTTTAAACTTATTTTTTTATGGTTTGGTTGGGCTTTTAAACAGTAAAATAAGGGATATATTTAACTGACGAGAATTGTTCTCATTTATAGTAGGAATATTATATTTGCATCTAGAGCGATGTTTCTTGATCTGTATGCCTCTTTTAAGTAGTGTTATACACAAACACGGGAGGATTACGATGAAAGGCAAAGGCAGTTGGGAGTACAGACACGCAAACGATAAAGGCGCTCGGCGTAAGCGGGCTGCTAAAGAAAAATCACGTATGCGTAAGCAAGCCAAGGACAGGATGGCTCTGCGCGGGGCGACACCGCTATGAGATGTAAGACTAACCAGTCGTTGGCCGACTTGGCTTTTGCCCTTGCTGTTTTTTGCGTGTTTACTTTTGCCTTGCTCTTGGTCTCAGCCACATGATCCGACAAAAGATGGAAGATCTTCTTTCGCGACTTGACGGCTATCGCGCTACTGGGACCGATAAGTACATTGCTCGCTGCCCAGCGCACGAAGACCGCAGCCCCTCGCTTACGGTTGGGTTTGGCCGTGACGGAGGCATCATCGTCCATTGCTTTGCCGGCTGTTCAGCGCAAGACATTATCGAAAGCGTGGGCCTGAAAATGACCGACCTGTTCCCTGACGATAATTATGAAAGCCGGACAGGCGGTAGGCGTATGCCTCAACACGATGAGCTGGTCATCCGGATGGGCATTGACGATAAGGACAGGGGCAGAGCGTTTAGCCCCAAGGATCGCCAAGTCTTTACGGACGCCGTCAAGCGTGAGTCTGGCCGGCTAGGGACCAATGCACTCGAACATTACCGCACGGAGGCAAAACTGTGAAGTGGCTGAAGCTGTACACCGGCATAGCAACAGACCCCAAGGTTGGAATCCTTAGCTTTGATGACCGCTGGCACTACGTGAGCCTGTTGTGTGCAAAAGCGGACGGGCTGATGGAAGAAGAGCCACGCCTGCGTGACAGGCTGCTTAGAGTTCACCTCGGCCTGTCTGAGGTGGAGATGGGTAACGTAAAGGATCGGTTGATAGATGTCTGCCTGATCACCGAGGAGTGGGAAATCTATGGCTGGGATGAGAAGCAGAGTAAAGACGCAACCGGAGCCTTGCGAAAGCGGAAGCAGAGAGAAAAAGAAAGCGCGGACGCTAAAACAAAAGAAATAAGAAGTAAGAATAAAGAAGGAGGCGTGACAGTCACGGGACAGTCACGTGACATATACGATCATGAAATCTTGTTCGACAAGTGCTGGTCTTGCTATCCGCGAAAAGTTGGAAAATCTCCAGCGGCCAAGGCTTTTAAGAAGCTTACGGAGAAAGAACACCTGCTGATCTTGAAAGATATCAAGAAACGAGATTTCGGTGCGGACGAAAAGTTCATCCCACACCTTGCTACGTACCTCAACCAGCGGAGATGGGAAGACGAGTCCGCACCAACGAAGGAGTCCATCGCGTATGTCTAGTAAAGTTTCAGACGCTGAGTTTATGCAGCTTGAGCAGATCGATGTAAACAGCTCTTTGGAAGAGTTTGCAAACATCTACCAGCCGAGTGACTTTAGGGAAGCCGTGACTCAACTTCGTAACGATGGCGTCAACAAAGACGCTCACTTCCCGTTCTGGGATAGGTTCGGGGATAAGTTTGTACTTCGCCCACGCGAGGTGACCATCCTGTTTGGATCTCGCGGCAGCTTCAAGAGTACGCTTGCCAATTATATTGTTGCTGATTATATGCACAGCGGCGGAAAGGTTGGCCTGATCTCATACGAGATGGACACGCCCTATTTGCTGACACTCATGGTAGACCAGTTCGCAAACTCAACCAGCCCTACAGAGGGTTACGAAGATAAGTGCTTTAAGCTCATGAGTAAGCGCCTGCTACTGATTAACGAGATGGTTGACCGACCACACAGCGCCATTGCCAAGGTCCACCACATGCTTCAGCAGGGTTGCAAGCTTATCGTGCTGGACTGCCTACAGCGCATCAATATGCCCGCCAACGACATGACACTTGAGCGCGACTTCGTAGTTGAGCTGACCAATCTAGTGCGGGCGCACAATGCCCACCTCGTTTTGGTACACCACTCGCGCAAAGGTAGTCATGCCGATGGCGATAATCCCAAACCCACGGTGGATGATTTGAAGGGTAGCGGTGGCCTTGCAGACAACGCGCAAAATGTCTGCGCCTGCTGGAGTAACAAGAAAAAGAAGGATCGATTGTTTTGGCTTGATCAAGGCTTTGAGGGCAGAGAGGAGGACGAGGAGTTACTGCAAGAGCCAGACATGCTTTTGATGGTCAAGAAGCAACGACTCGGCGCTTTTGAAGGAACCATCGGGCTATGGCGGACTCCCGCCCGTGCCTTTCACACGAAGGGCGGACGCCCATTTGTTTATCGACCGGAGCTTGAAAATGGATGAAGAAGATTTTGCACAGAATATCAGGAACGCTGGCCGCTTGTTGCAGGCTGCTGAACAACAGATTGCTCAAACTGAGGCAATAGAAAAGATGGTCAACGCGCAGGCGATGGTGCGCGGCGAAGCCAATGCATGCAAAACAAATGCCGCCCAGATCCGTTACGCCGATCTTGATCAGACCGTGTTTGAGGCGCGTGTAGCCAAGGGTGTCGCTAAAGGTTCACTTGCGGCAGCTAAAAGTGAGTTTCGCGCATGTGAGATTGAGTTTGAAAAATGGCGATCTGACAGCGCCTCACGAAGACTAGAAAGGAAGGCATACAGCGCATGAACACTAAAGACCCGCGAGTGTTAGTACAAATGAGGCTAAACATTAAGGCCCGACAGGCCTTGCTGTCCTTAGCTAAAAAGAAGCGCGAGACATTATCTGGTGTGATGGTCGAAGCGATTAACTGTTATCTGGCAGACAATGGTCGTAGGCCGGTTGCTGAGAAGGCTGTTATGGGTCGCCCGAAAAAATGAAGGGGCGCAGCCCAAACGCCGAAGAGCGCAAGTGGCTGGACCGCATTGTCGAGCTGGGCTGCATTGTTTGCCGGCTACATGAGGGTCTATATACGCCAACAGAGATCCATCACATTGGCGGAAAGACAAAACCCAGCGCTCACCTAAACGCTATACCGCTGTGCTTTTTCCATCATCGCGGCAGTGAAGACACCGCGGCGTATGTGTCGCGACACCCGTGGAAGGTCCGGTTTGAGGATCGGTATGGCACAGAGGAATATCTACTCGACCGCGTTAAAAATTTGATTGATGAACAGGAGAATGCATGACGAAAGCCCCCTCATATGGTTACCAGATTTTGGTCAAGGGCCACGCGCCCATCGTTTTAAACATCCCAGACCAACAGCAGGCAATGTCGCTTTGGGACGAATTTGTGCGTAGCGCCAACACGGGAGACAAGCTGGTCCTTAAAAGCCCAGAGGGAAATGTCGTGTCTGAATACTTTTGCGCCCGTAGAAATCATGAACACTAATCACTTTAGGCCAACCACAGAGCTTCTAAAAGAGCTGAGGGAGTCATCGTTCATGAAGTCCGATGATAAGTTTAGCCTCACGGAAATTGCAGCCGCACTGAATGTCACCAATCCTCGCGCAGGGCAGTTGGCTCGACATTTTTTGGATGACGGCCTGATAGCAAAAGTCAGCGAGAGTAAGGGTGTGTTTTTTGTTCGCCGCACCCAGTGTTCTCTACGGCATAAATCATGGCGAACGCACACGAACGAAGAGCTGGGCATTTCTGACTTAAATCTTTTCGGGCAGGCCGGTCGCTGATGCCTGCGATAGAGCTTTTTGAAACTGACGCTGATCGCGGTCGCGAGCGCAAACTGGCTGTCGCGGTTGCAGCACACTGGGGCCGTGACCTGTTCGGCCTGCCGCGCAACCACGCACTGGACTATGCGTTTACCACATGCGGCTCTAACGACATTTCATTTTTTGTCGAAATTAGGACCAAGAATTTGCCCTTCGGAGCGGTTCCAGATGTGTACTGCCGGCTGAGTAAGCTAAACATGGCTAGGCTCGTTAACGAGTACGGCCTGCAAACTTTATTTGTAGTGCGCTGGTCTTGCGGAACAATCGGATACACCAAGCTTTTGACCCCAGATAATTTTCTGATGGCGGGAAGATCCAAAACCAACCAACGTAACGAAGAAGACTTTGAGCCACTAGCAATCTTCAACAACGAACGATTCACTAAACTGGAATTACAGGTAGAGCTATGACTGACAGCAGAACAAAAGGCGCTGCATTTGAGCGCGAGGTTGCCTCTCAGTTAAGAGCTGAGCTGGGTAAGGTGGTAGACGCTCCAATCAACAGGGTGTTGGACCAGTACAGGGAGCAAGGGCTTGCAGACATCATCGTCCCGCCTTTCGCCATCGAATGTAAACGATACGCCAAGGGGTCCACGTTTCGTCAAGACTGGTGGGAACAAGTAGAGCATGCTGCGAAGAAGGCAGGCCTCATCCCCGCGCTTGTGTATCGTTTTGACAGGCAGGCCACTCAGTGCGTAGTACCCCTGTACGCAATTAATCCTGACATGCCTCGCACTACTGAGTGCAAGGCCACGCTTGACTGGTTTGATTTTGTGATGATCATGCGCGAAAACATTGTCGCCCTCTGAACTAAGGGGAGTCTACCGGCTTGCCGCTGAACAGGTTGAGTATCCTCGCGTGAAGCTGTATATCGAAGAACATCTGGACCCTCAGTTTCAAGAGCTGGGGTTGAGGCTGGCGCTCATCGCTGCTCCGCCTGTCATTATGAACTTGTCAACCCTACAACAGCGCCGTGCGGCAATAGATACTTATCCTTACGCGGACGGTCCTCTGGACGGCATTCAAAACCAGCTCAAGCTGGGAGTGTTAAGAGTTTGGAAGGCTCGTTCGCGATCCAAGTAATTAGAGGTGACCATAATGGCGAACACGGCGAAACAAAAACATAATAGCGTAGTCTATTTGCATCGTGATTCTTGGCTCTTTTTTGAGAATAAGCCCCCAGTCGATGAGGGCTGGTATGCAGTCGCCGGAACCAGCGCCGAGGGAGACTGGGTCTCCGTTTTTGAGCTAGTAGGCGACAGCCTGCTAGGCGAGGTTGATCATTCTAACCCTGTTCCTGAATGCTATCTGCGTATACCGACCCCGCCTTTAGCTTGACCAGCTCCAAGTAGCCCGATGGCATTGGACGCCAGCCTCCGCTCGTTTGAGGTCGCAGCCAGTTCTTCACGGTCTGGGGTGACGTTTGGGTCCAGTCTGCAATTTCTGAGCGTGTCATTCCGTGCTGGTCCACCAGCTTCCTCAGCTCTTCGTTGTTGCCTTTTAGTGAGTCTGGATCGACAGGGAAAGCGCCTTCACCGTACATCTCAAACAGTCTGATGCAACGTGCGATCCGCGTGGCAGGGATGCCGCTCGCCAGCGCGAGCTGAGCGATAGTGGACCCTTCGGCTGCAAGCTTGGCATAGCGCCTAACGTCACCACGGCTGAGGTGTTGGTATATCATTGCTGGCCTCCCAGCTCACCCTGCTTTTTGGCCTCGCGTTTTTTGTTCAGGTGCGGGACGCTGCTCCGCGCATTCTTGCCCTTGCGAGCAATTGGCGGAGGGAGCTGCATGGTTTCTATTTTCTTTTTCATTTTAATGGTCCTCATAAAAAACGAGGTCAAAGCCCCAGTGTGTTTCGGTGTGCCAGTTCTTGCCATCCGTCAGGAGCTGACAGACAGCCCAGTGATCCGGCCCACACTCCCAGACAACGTGCCAGTTCGCGCCGACATAGCCGTGTTCTTTTGACTGCTGTGGGTTGCGAATCTGCACCTCCATCGCGGGACTGTAGCCGTCATAAGCAGCGGTCTCGCACACGATCTTATAGGCTATAGTCGCGGCCTCTTCAGCGGTTGCGGCCTCGCACACTGGCGACAGGTCCATTGCTTGATGTTGCTCGAATAATTTCATGTCTGGTCCCTCTGTCTCTCCTGCTGCACCCACTTGTCAGCGATGGCAGCCATGCGCTCCAGCTCTTTCTGGGCAATGTCAATTCCCTCCGCTGACCCATCGCTATGTGCGGCGAGAAGCATAGGCAGAACGTCGGACCAGCTAGGGGTCATGTCGATAGTTTTCATAGCGCACCCTCGACATAGCTGATCAGCTCATCAGAGTACTCGTGAACATAATAATCGGCGAACAGTTCAGATGGGTAATCCTTGGATGCATTGCCATAAATGCAATAAAACGCTGTGATTACCTTGCCGGTCCCAGCGTCCAAGACATTGATCCAGTCCTCGCCAGTGCCACCCAGCGCCTCAACAACCTCATCGTACTGGGAGCTGTTATCAAGCACCGTTTCCTCGCCATCGCTGACGCCAATGTGATGCCCGTCCGCGAGGATCTTTTTGATCAGCAAATCTAAGACTTGTTGGTCCTGCCTATCGATATGTTTGTACATAATCTTCTCCAGATTGTTTTCATTCAGAAGCCAAATGCTTCTACTGACAAAGCCGGCGCTAGGCCGGCTGAGTTAATGGTCGATATACCATTTATGTGCTGCGTTAATCCCCAGCAGACTTCGGCACGGTGCCTGTTGCGAACACGTTCATCAGGTCTATCTGAGCGATAACATCTGCCAGATTTTGCAGCTTTTTTTTGCTGTCGATACTGCCCTGACAGTGTTCGGCGATATCCCTAAAAACAAAGTCACGCGCCTCCCCGTTATTCAGCAGTCGCACGATTCTATCGTTAACAGATTCTTTGAGGTTTAAAGGGTATTTCTTTTCCATATGGCTCTCCAGATTGTGTCTAAGGTTAGGGGTTCCTTGAACCCTTGCCAATCAGATTATCATCGGCAAGGGCGGGCGTCAACTACGCCGGCTCAAAGAACTCAGGGTTCTTCGCCTGCGCTGTCGCGAGGTCATGGGGGAAGCCCCAATTGTCCGCGCATACCGGCCCCATCGCGAGCGCGATAGAGACCTCGTTGGTCAGGGACCGGCGGCACATTGAACACTGCCCGTGCTTCTGCCCGTATGCTCGCGCAGCCGCCAGCACATCCTGCGAGATCACCTTGAGCGCATCGACCTGAGCGTCAGAAATTTCGCGAGCGCGGAAAAATTCCCCCTCCCCCGACACCTTCCCAACATACTGCTCGCCTGATTTAACGTATAGGTGACCAGCATTGCGCCCGTGATCAGGAGCCAACGAAAATTGGAAGTCTATGACGTTCATCTTGGGACGCTTGATGCCCTTGGACTGGGCTATCTTGAATCGCTCAAATACCGCCGCAAGATTTAACACTGCCGCGGGCTTGATTGCCACCTTCGCCGCATTGTCTTTCGCGATGATGTTGTGGACCGCTGAGAGCTGCCGCTCAGTGAGTGAGCCATACTTGCGTACACTCTCAAGCAATGACGCTGCGAAGTCACCCCGCGCACTGGTGAGCCACTGGTGAGCCGCTGGCTGTTGCTCTGCGAACAGCTCCATGTGGTTGACCACCTTTGCAGCACGGCGAGTTGCCGCACCAGCGCGGGCCTTAGCGCGATGCTCACGGGAGGTGGCAAAGCTACCGCGTCCGTTGCAGGCGTGGCACTTGCCCTTTCGCGGGTTGTGATAGCCAAAATGGAATACGCCAGTGCCGCTGCATTTGTCGCAATTGTGCTGATGTGTTGCGTGACGCGCAACAGGTGCGCTCTTGATGTCGGTCTCTAAGTCTTCAAACATAATTCAATCTCCAGATTGTTTTTGAGTGTCCGGCCCTTGGGCCTTCACCCAGAAAGCCGACACATGGCCGGCTGATTTGGTCGCTGAGGTGCTTCAGTGGACTCTCACGTCGCGCCCGATCATATGCACCATTTTAGACCCAGTGAAAATGCGCTGTTCATGCAAGTATGTGAATGATGCTGATCGGTAGGGGTTGTAGGTGATCGATGCCGTGTGAACATATGGATACTCAAGAGCTATCCATTCGCCCATCAGGCCAGCGTGGACGTTTTTGCGCTTCTCTCTCAGCACCCGCTGGCGGCCAGATTCACTAACTTTAGGTGTAACGTCTTTGAGCGTCAGATCTTTGCAGTGCGCGATTACGCGGCCCTTGTTTGGTCCGTCTAGCGCCTTGACAGACCAGACATGCAAGTGAAGGTTGTAATATACAAAAACGCGCTGGCCTGTAGGTGCTTCTTTGGCTATCATTTTCATCGTCTATCTCCAGATTGTTAGGGTAGATTCCCATTACGCCTCGCGGCGTTTCGGCGGGTATCACTCCCGCCTCATCAGATGGGTCAGGCGGCTTCAGACACCTCCGGCTCTTGCAGGCTGTGAAGGTGTTCCACGGCTGCCTGAGCATGCTTCGCGGCTGTCACGATGGCGCGGTTATCAGACTTCAGCACCTTCAGCCAGCTCGCTAGATACTGCGCGTGGTCAGCCCTTGGCTCAGCTTCGACACCCATCTCGGCGCAGGCAAACACTGACGCCAGCTCAGCGACCAGCTCCTCAAAGGCGTAAGCCTCACCGCCGAATCTTTTTGACCCCTCAAAAACACGATCCAGACGGCTGCGATGCCCAGTCCAATGCGCCAGCTCATGCAGTACTGTGGAGTAATATCCCTCGGTCGCTGAACTGGTCTCAGTGTCTACAAACAGCTCCCTGTCAGGCATGCCAATCCAATCAGCGGTGGGCTTGTAAAAAGCGCCAGCTTGGCCGTGGCGGATGTCCGCGCCAGTGTTAGCGATGAACTCATCAACCGCCGCGTTCCGCTCAGCTAAATTAGGGGTCTCGACTACCGGCAGGGCGGGCGCATTCTCAACCTGAGTTGCGTTCCAGACATAGCTGATTTTGGCGAACGCGCCAGTTTCTCCGGTCTTGTTGCCGGCCCTGTCTTTCTTGTCGAAAGTAGAGAAAAACAGCACCGCTGTGCCGGCGCAACCCTTTGGCACCTGAGCGCCCACATCCTGCCAAGCCTTGTAAGTCCCCCAGCGCTTGTCAGGCAGGCCAGCCCACATCAGGACCAACTGATTGATGCCTCGGTAAGCCTTGCCTGTAGACATGCTGGTAGCCAGTCCGCCTGCCGCTGACACCCAGCCTTTCTGCCATTGTCCGGCTTCGGCGCTTTCCAGTTGCGCGATGACCTTGGCTGTAATGACATCGTAGGCGTTTGCTTTTACTTTTTTCATTTTTCAATCTCCAGATTGTTTTTGGGTTAAGGCTCGCGGGCCTTCACTGACAAAGCCGGCACATGGCCGGCTGATTTAAGCGCTGATTTGAATTACAGGTCGGAGGGTGACAGCTCTACATCCCAGTATTCGCGAGCATTGATCCAACCCGCGTCATCCCATCCCTCATTATCGTGTCGGAGCATGAACTGGCGAGGGCTATCAGCACCCTCTATCTCTCCCTCGACAAAATATCGATTTTTCCAAGTCCCACGGGGCTGGTCACCCATGCTCACGATGAACGCCTTGATGTCGCCCTTGGTCAGCCTGTCGAGGTACTCGCGCTCTAGCAGCTCGCCTGCTGGGCAAGTCGCAACCAATGAGATGTTGGTGGCTACCTGATAGGGTACTCGCTGACCCTCGCACTGCTCTTTTTTGGCCTTGGCCTTGGCGCTGCGAACTCGATCTCCCAGCGGCTCAGGCTTGGCCTCGCGGCATCCCTCGACGCCGTACCGAAATGCCACACGATCATCTCCGCGCTCAGCCTGATAGGCGTCATAGAGGTCTGCCAGCTCAGCGATGCCCGCCACGCTGATATCTAGGCTTGGGCGATATCCGCCCAGCGCATTGACCAGCGCGTCAAAGTCCCGAAATGCGCCAGCGTGGATGTGGACCAGTTCATTTGCTCGATTGATATTGATGCTCATAATATTTCTCCATGGTTTGCCGATTGTGGCACCCAGAAAGCCGGCACATGGCCGGCTGATTTGAGCGCTCATTTGAATTAGCTGTGAGTGTAGCCATCCGGCTCAATTCCAAGCCACATGCCACTGGGCGTTTGAACCATCAGCGCATCGCCATAGCATTCAAACTGCGCGGTCCGCCGAAAGGTTCGGTAGTTCGCCTCAGTGACCGGCTCGCCAAAAAAATCTTGCGGCTTTAAAAATGGGGCCAGAACGTGGCGGTCGAATACTTTCTTGATCGCCTGACGCTGAGCGGATGTAGTTACTTTAGCCATGATGTCGATCTCCAGATTGTTGCAGTTGAGGGGTTCAGCGAACCCTTGAGTCCCCAAATGTACAGGGTTCTACATCGCCCTGCAAGCCTTTAGAATGGGTAATCTGGTCTAAGATCAGAAAACAGTGGTTCAGATGGCCGTTGGACCTATAAATTAAGTGGTTTGGGGAAAATAATTTTTTTGCGGGAAAAACCCCGACAACCCCAATCCCGTCCCCTTTTCATGTAGTGAGGTATAGAGACAGTGAGCGACAAACAGATAGGCGGAAGTGAGCTGAACTGGCGACAGGCCAAGTTCGTGGCGGAGTTTGTTGTGCATGGCAACGCCACCGATGCAGCCAAGGCCGCGGGCTACGCTCACCCTAAACAGCAAGGCTCACGGCTGTTGACCCATGTTGTCGTAAAGGCGGCTATTGAGGCTCATAAGCGCCAGTTGATGGCCCTTGCGGTCGATGAAACGGATTGGCTCTTGGACCGGCTCAAAGTGGAGGCGTTGGACCCTGAGAACGGCGAGTCCACTCGCGTCAGGGCATTGGAAGTCATGGGTCGGATATACGGCTCTTATGCGCCGGAGAAGCAGCAGATCGAGACCGTTGGGAGTGGATTCTTCGCCGATTTAAGCGCAGATGATGATGAAACGCCAGCCGGTGACAATATTATTCCTTTCGTATCAGGCACTTAGCGGCGAGTACCACAGCATTGGGAGTGCTGTGCTGCCATCATCCCGCCGTGCATGGGTGCATGAAAGGCCGCCGCGGCATGGTCCGAAGGGGGGGGGGACGGAAC